ATCTGACACGTCCCCATAGATCTTTAAAGCCCTTTACAACATGTCTTTTTCGCCTTGTTCCCTTGTGGTCCTTCCTGCCAACATCAACAAATTTACCTGGAAGTGGATCGTTGAACAAAATCCTTTTAAGTCGGTTTCCCTTGACGATTTCGTCTCCGTTTGTCGTGTCTCGCCCGGTCTTCGTGTCATGCCTCAAAAAGGCATTGTTTACAACATCGCTCAGAATTTCAACAACATGGACGAATGGGTCAAAGAAGCGCTTTGGCATCACGATCCGGAATATTACGAGGAGTTGAAGGGATACACCAAAGTCCCACAACTTGGCCGCTCGCTCCACGGTCTCCTCAAGTACGCCGGTCCCACTCTCTACAAGAAAGATGTTTTTGATGACAGGATGGAGTCGCTTTACGATGCTGGGATAACACATCTTCATTCGCGATTTCGTTGGTGCTCCACTATTCCGTTGGAGATCGCAATGACCAAGATTCCTCTTAATACTAGTGCAGGCTTTAGTTGGCCAGGAAAGAAGAAAGGAGAGGTGCTCGATGAATGCTACGACAAGGTCAAAGGCATGATTGACACCTGGAAAGCAGGCGGTGTTGTTGAACAAATTCCGTGCAAGTTGGCGATGCGTGGACATCTTTCTCCGAAAGATGAGGTCAAGTCTAGGTCCATTTGGGTTGCTCCTATGGAACACGTTGTTCTTGAAAACATGCTGTTCCGAGGCTTCTACGCGCAGATTTTCTCTGGTCTCCATCACCAGCGAATGTTTATGACGGGCCATAAAACGATCGAACGTTTAAACTTCTACCTTGACGAGGATCTCGACTATACTTTCTGTAATACGGATATTTCTGGTTGGGATTCACTTCGTTGCCGCTTCCTCCTCAAGGACCTTTTTTCAAAAGTTCTCCGTCCCCATGTGCAGTTCGACGAGCCGTGGAAGGAACTTGCTTTTGACTATATCGTCGAGGCCTTCATCTTTACCTTACTTTGCCTACCGGATGGAACTATTATCAAGAAACTTGGAGGTGTGCCTTCTGGCTCGTTTCTCACCTTGCTCCTCAATTCGCTTGGAGTTTGGCTCGTCATGACAACCTCGCTTCAGTACAATCAACAATATTATCAGAACGAAAGAGTGCTCGGAGATGACTTTTGTTTCCTCACACGGATGTTGGATCAAGACAAGTTCGCAGATTTCGTTTCACTTCTCTCCCATACGGTCAAGGTTTTTTTCGGACTGGTGGTGAAACCGGAGAAGGTTGTTATCACTAACAACAGAAACGAGCGCAAGTTCATTGGTTATCAAGTGAAGGAAGGAAAACTTTTCCGTGAAGATTTTGATCTTATTTGTGGTATGCTGTATCCGGAATCACCAGTAAAAGACCTCAGGACCAGTTTCACCAGAGTGTTTGCTTTTATGATCATTGGAGGATTCGGGAGTGAACGATGTCTCGGGCTGTATCAGCGTTATTTGTCGGGTTACTACAAGGAATTACAACTATTGGAGAACGATTTGTTCAATGTGGATGCGATGCGTGCGGGAAATTTACGCGTGTTCAAGCACGTTTTCAAGGTTGATGTGGATGAGTTCGAGAATTTTAGTATAGACACTTTCCGTTCTCTCTTTCTTTCAAAAGCTCAATATTTCCTTTCCCTTGGAACAAGATTTTTCACTGGCACTTAGTTTGCATAGCTCCTTCCTCAAT